TTCGCGCCTACACCGGGGCACCGATCCGCCAGGCCTGGTCGCGCGAGCCGGTGATCATCGACATGGCCGGGATGACGCTGCCTGAGACCGTGCCAATCGTGATGGGCCACGACTACGAACTGGGCAGCATCCTGGGCCAGGGCCGGCCGACGATCCAGGGCGGCGAGTTGGTCGTCGAGGGCGAGATTCTGGCCGACAGCGAGACCGCCCGCCAGGTGCTGGCCCTCGCTGAAAAGGGCTACCAGTGGCAGGCCAGCGTCGGGGCCGACGTGGTCCGCCACCTGCGATTCGGGGCCGACCAGGCCACCACCGTCAACGGCGAGACCGTCACCGGTCCTGTCCGAGTTGTTCGCGCCTCCACGCTGCGGGAGACGTCTTTTGTCACGTTGGGGGCCGATCGCAGCACGGCCGTTTCCATCGCCGCAGATGCGGCAGAGGAGATTCCCATGGCGGACGACGCCAACACCAAGCCCGCGGACGAGGTCACCGAGACCCCGGCCGTGGCGGCCACGGCGGAGGTCGCCGTGGAGCCTGAGACCACCCCCACCCCCGAGGTCAAGGCCGACACCAGCGAGCTGCTGGCCAAGTTGACCAGCCTCACTGACAAGGTCACCGACATGGAAAACCTGATCAAGGCCCGCGACGAGCGGCCGGCCGCGCCGGCTGTCCACGTTCGGGACAACGCGCCCCCGACCGCCGAGGTGGTGCAGGCCTCGTTCGCCCTCCAGGGCAGCCTGCCCAACGTCGAAAAGCACTACAGCGAGCAGGTGCTGGAGGCGGCCCACAAGGCCCGCCATTCCACCAGCCTCGGCGACGTGCTGATCCAGGCCGCCGTGGCCAACGGCTACGACGGCCCCGCCAAGGTCACGACGTCCACGCTGCGGCCGATCCTGGCTGCCGCCTGGGCGACGCACGACATTAGCGGCATCCTGTCGGCGACGGTCAACAAGTTTCTGTTGGCCGGCTTTGACGCCGTTGAATCCGCCTGGCGGAACATCTCGGCGGTTCGCAGCGTCAACGACTTCAAGACCGTGACCCAGTACCGGCTCAACGGCGGGTTCACGTTCGAGCAGGTCGCCAACGGCGGCGAACTGAAGAGCGCCTCGGCCTCCGACGAGTCGCGGACGATCAGCGCGGACACATACGGGATCATGACCAGCGTGACCCGTACCGACCTGATCAACGACGACCTGGGAGCCTTGACCGCTGTTCCGCAGCGGATCGGGCGGGGCGGTGCCCTGAAGCTCAACGACGTGTTCTGGGCGAGCTACCTGGACGATTCGGCCTTTTTCACCGTGGCCAAGGGCAACAAGAAGACGTCAGCCACGGCGTTGAGCCTCGCCGGCCTGAAGGAGGCCCTGGCCCTCTACCGGAAGCTGAAGGACCGCGACGGCAAGCCGATGGCCACCCAGCCCTCGGTCCTGCTGGTGCCGGTTGATCTGGAAATCACGGCCGCTGAGCTGATGAACAGCGTCCAGATTTCCAGCGGTGCCACGGGCGGCCAGCCCAGCACGAACGTTTTCGCCGGTCGTTACCAGGTGGTCAGTTCGACCTACCTGACCAACGCGGACGACTACTACCTGCTGGCGTCGCCGGCCGACCTGCCGGTGATGGAGGTGGCCTTCCTCAATGGCGTGCAGTCGCCGATCGTGGAGACGGCCGAGGCCGACTTCAACGTGCTGGGCGTCCAGATGCGTGGCTACTTCGACTTTGGCGTGGCCAAGGCCGAAGACCTCGCCGGCGTCAAGATGGACGTCTGAGTGCTGTGATTCAGGCCCGGCCGGCGGCAGCCCCGCCGGCCGGGCATTACCAACCGACCGTTTCCTGTTTTCAAAAGGTTTTTAACCATGGCATCTACGGTTCAGAAGGGCGGCTACATCGACTACGTCGCCCCGTCGGCGGTCGCCGTCGGCGACGTGGTCGTGATCGGTTCGCTCGTTGGCGTGGCCCCCCGGCCGATCGCCAGCGGCGAGACGGGCGCGGTGGCTGTCGAGGGCGTGTACAGCCTGACCAAGCCCAGCAGCGGCAGCGAGAGCGAGACGATTTCGGCCGGCGCGGCCGTCTACTGGTACGCGGCCAGCGGCGTTGCCAACGCCGCCAACGCAACCGGCGTGCTGGCCGGCTATGCGGTGGCCGAGGCCGTGACCGGCAGCGCCACCGTCGACGTCAAGCTCGACCGCTGATTGTTCCCGCGGCCCCCGGCCGGCGCGCACGCCCAAGGCTGCGCCGCCGGGGCGTCGCGGGGGTGGAGGTGATTCATGCCCGATATGCTCGCAGCCGGTGCCGCCTGGATGACCGGGCAGCTAAAAGCTGCCGCCGGCACCACGGTGACCTACCGGCGGGGCACCGACACGGCAGGCGTCACCGCCACCATCGGCAGAAGCGAGTTCGAGGCCCAGGACCAGAACGGTGTGATTGAACGCTGGGAATCCCGGGACTACCTGGTCCCTGCCGCTGATCTGCCGTTCGGTGAGCCTGAGCGCGGCGACGTGATCGTGGAGACTAGCGGCACCATCGAACTGGAATACGAAGTCGCCAGCCCCCGCGGGGTGCCGGTGTTTCGGTACGGCGATGCGTTCCGGTCGATCGTGCGAATCCATACCAAGCAGACCGCCGGTGCAATCGGCTACCTGCTGACCGAAAGCGGCGACACCCTGACCACCGAAGCGGGCACGGCACTGGTGCACTGATGGCAAACAAGAAAATCAGCCAACTGACCTCGGCCGGCACGCTCAACGATGCCGACGTGCTGCCGATCGTCAACGGCGGGGCCACCCGCAAACTGGCGCTGTCGACCCTGACCGACTACATCGGCCCGGCCACCGGCCCGACCGGAGCGGACGGGGCCGGCGAGGCCTACCAGGGGCCGACCGCACCGGCAGAGGCGTCGGCCGGGGCCACCTGGCTGTCGACGAGCGACGGCAAGTATTTTGTTCGCTACGACGGCGTTTGGGTTGAGGTGGCCTAATGCCGTTCTATCAGCTGCCGAGTGGTGCCAGCCCGGTCTTGTCGGGCACGGCCGCCCCGACCGCGGGCGTCGGGATCAACGGTGATCTGTTTCTGGACACGTCGGCCAAGACGCTGTACGGCCCAAAGGCGGCCGGGGCTTGGCCCAGTGGTATCGACTTGTCCCAAGGCCCGACCGGGGCCGCCTCGACGGTGACTGGCCCGACCGGGGCCACCGGCCCGACGGGATCGACCGGCGGGATCGCTTTCAGCGTCGGCCCGACCGCACCGACCGCCCCAAGCCTGACGGTGGCCGGGGCTGTCTGGCTGGACGAAGAGACCGGCCGCTATTTTGTGCGGTACGAATCGCAGTTCATCGAAATCGGCGTGCAGGGCGAGCAAGGCCCGACGGGTGCTACCGGCGGCCTGGGGCCGACCGGGCCGACAGGCGTGACGGGCAGCACGGGGCCGCAATCGACCGTCACCGGCCCGATTGGCGTGACCGGCCCGACGGGTGCCACCGGCAGCACTGGCCCGCAGTCAACGGTCACCGGGCCTACCGGGCCAGTGTCCGACGTGACGGGGCCGACCGGCCCCAGCGGTGGCCCGACAGGGCCGACCGGCGTGACCGGCCCGCCGCCCACCGAAACGATCAACGTACAGCTGATGGAAACTAACCTGACGCTGTCCGAGGGCGACGCCAAATGGCAGCTGCTGACGCCGACTGGGGCCACCCGGGATTTGACGCTGCCAACGGGCATGGCCACCGGCACGCAGTTTGTCGTCCGTTCGCTGGACACCACGACATTCAACAGCGTGGTGATCAAAGACCCTGGCGGCAGCACAATCGCCACCGCATTTGCCAACAGCAGGTCGCCGTGGGTGATCTGGGACGGTTCGACGTGGCGCGCGTGGTACATCGATGACCTTTGAGGGTTAGCAATATGGCACTGTCATTTCCCACCGCACCAACGAGCGGCCAGCAGACCACGACCGGCGGCCGGACCTACGAATGGAACGGCCAGGCCTGGGAGCTGGTCGGGGCCGGCATTGCTGGGCCAACTGGGCCAACCGGCGGCGACGGGCCGACCGGCCCGACGGGCGACGCCGGGGCGACCGGTGCCACCGGGGCCGGGGCAACCGGGCCGACCGGCCCGGCGTCCACCGTCACCGGCCCGACCGGAGACGCTGGCGGGGCAGGGGCCACCGGCCCGACGGGTGACGGTGCCACCAACGCCGTGACGACGCCGGCGGTGCTGGAGGCCGCGGCCACGGTCACCGGCTACGATCCCGGGGCCGGCGACATTTACCGACTGGCGGTCACCGGCACGACGGGCGTGAACGTCCAGGGCCTGGGCATCACCGGCGAGGCCGGCACGGCCAAGCTGCTGATCAACGTCGGGGCCACCGCCCCGATCACGCTGAACCACGCGACAGGCCCGAACGCCAACGCCCAGTTTGCGGTGCCGTGGGAAGGCGACTACGTCATGAGCCAAAACGGCGGCGCGGCCCTGGTCGTGTACGACACCACCGACGAGGTCTGGCGGGTTGTCTGACCTGCCCTAGATCAACCACTCTAGAGTCATTCCCATGCCGATGAATCCTCGCCTGTTGCGGCCAACCGCCAGCGGTGCAGCGTTCACGCCCGCCACGCTGTCGGGGCTGGTTGGCTGGTATGACTCTGCCGACCTCTCCAGCATGGCCGCCAACAGCGACGGCAGCGGAGCGGTCGGCGTGGGCGATCAAGTCGGCTACTGGGGCGACAAGTCCTCCACCGGCGCAAATCTTATTCAGGCAACCGCCGCCAACCGGCCGACGCTGACTGCGGCGGCAGTCAACGGCAAAGCAGCCTTGGTGTTCGACGGAAGCAATGACAATCTGTCATCTGCGTCATATACAGCACAGGGTGGCATCGCAGGACTAACTAGAGTTGCCGTATACAGCACAACGCAGAACAGCCAGATGACACGCGCGTTGAGTACTTCCGACAGTTGCTTCTTTGTTGCGAATGCAGATTTTGTTTGCCGTGTCTCTACGTCTGCTGGCGATGCTGTTGAGGCATCTCCTGTCAGCGAAATGACGCTGCGAGTGTATGCAAACGTCTTCGACGGCGGTGCTGGGACATGCGAGACCTTTTTCAATAACGCATTGCAGACCACAAAAGCCAGCCCGTACATCCCTGCTGCACTGCCAGCCACAACGCCAGCAGGATCGGGCACGCTTCACGTTGGCAGCAACGCTGGGGCCAACAACTTCGTCGCAGGCCCGATTGCCGAATATGTCATCTATAGCCGCGCTCTAAACGCAGAAGAGCGGACATCGCTTTACGAGTACCTCGCGGCCAAGTGGGGTTTCTGATGATCCAGAGATACTTCCGCTCCGACGCTGGCACCTACGAGGCGGTGAGGCAATCGCTGAACGCGGCTTGGGGCTTTCCCAACGCCGGGACGGTTTCTTGCATCCTGCCGGCCGACGATCCGACCGCACCGATTGACGGCCAGGGGCGCATTCATCTGGCCGTCACTGACGAATGGTG